ACAGTTTGAAAATTTAGATTTATTTCTTGAAAAATATAAAGAAATAGATTATGTAGTTGCTATGAGAGGTCATGGTCAAATGATAACGATAGGTATGAATATACCTGGCATATATTTAAGCACGCAAGATAAAGTAAGAGACTTTTCAATTGAAAATGGATTTGAAGATTACAATGTTGATATGACAGACGAGTTCTGGTTTGAAAAGCTAGAGAACTATATGGACAAACTCACAGAACATAAATCTAAGTACCTAAAAGACTGGTATGAGATTAGAGATGAATTTATAAAAAAATGTCACGATATAGATGAAAAGTGGTTTAAAGAAAAATTTAACAGATGGAGTGCATAATTTGTAACGGTAGTCTAAATAGAATTCAATATAAGGTAGATAGATGTACTAACTGTCAACATACCTATATCAGATACGACGGTGACGGATTACATTATCATAAGACTCTCTATCGTTCAGAAGGTCATGACGGTACTCGAGGAGGAGGCGAAGTAGTAGATGGTAAATTTACAGATACGTTTCATCAAAGGAGACATGGTATTTGCCTAAATAGAATTAAGTTCTTAGAACCTATACTTAATAATGTAGACAGTATATTAGACATAGGTGCAGGTGGAGGAACTTTTCTTAATATGGTTAAAGATAGAGTTAATTTAGCTGAAGGGACTGAAATAAGCGATATATGTAATAGTAATTTGTCTAGCGATGGCTATAAAATTTACCATGGAGCGTTTACTCAAATGAATATAAAAAAGACCTACGACTTAGTAACTTGCTGGCATGTGTTAGAGCATATAGAAAACCTAAAAGACTTTCCTAAAAAACTTTACGACGTTACAGGTAAGTACGCAGTATTAGAAGTGCCTATCAACAGACACTTAAGGAATCCAGATAATAATTTTGATGGACATTTTCATTACTTTTCTGAAAAATCTCTACGATTATTATTTGAAGATTTATTTACTGTAGACTATATAAAAGACGGTGTACAGAAGCCATGTTTACAAATTAGATTAAGTAAGTAATGAACTTTCAAAAAAAATATACAGGCAGAGATATCTTAATAATAGGAGGTGGAACATCTACATTAGATAGGAACTGGGATAAGTTAGTTAATGATAAAACATATATATGGACTTGTAACGACTTTTTTATGAACGAAAAAGTTTGTAATCAAAATATAGATCTCTTTCAATTAGGATGGACCACAGATTTAAAAGACCCAAGACTACTTAATAAGTTAAGAGAAAACAAACCTTTTACTTATTTCGAATATGATCATTATAAGAGTAAATGGAAGGAACCTCAATTTAAAGAGTTCCAGCAGAGTATAGGATATGCTGTTCCTGGTATGAATATTCCGATGGGAGATTTATATACTAGACCTGCACAGAAATCAGGAGCAATGTTTAGATTAATTTTACTTGCTCTACAGACATATGCAAGGAACATATACTTTGTTGGGTTTGATGGGTTCAATAAAGACTTTAGTAATGCTCATGCATTTACTGGTCATGTAGGATTAAAAGATACTGATACGAGAAGAGATTATTCAGGAACACCGTTATCGTATGTGACAGTCTTTCTTGATGCTTATGAAGCATTAGCCAATAACGAGACATGTAAGAGATTACAAAACTTAGGAGAAGGATTAGACTATAATTTAGGATCAAGGATAAGCAAAAGATTCTTTCCATTAAGACCAGAAGTTTATGAAGCCATTAGATAGTATAGCGATTGTAATCCAAGCAAGACTTAATAGTCAAAGAGTACCTAAGAAGATGATTAGACCATTTGCTGGTACTACTTTATTTGATTTAGTATTAGATAAAGTCATAGAAGCTTTACCATCTAAACAAGAACATATTTGGGCATCAGTATATGAGCCAGAGCTGTTTGATATTGCAATGAAAAAAGGTATCAATATTTTTAACAGAAGTAGAATATCAGCCAATAATGATGACTCTCTTCAAAAGATTTACGAATGGCATGATAAACTTCCTTCTGAGTACAAGTATGTTATGCTAGTTTCTGGTTGTAATCCATTGCTAAAGCCTGAGACTATTAGAGAGTTTTACAATCAATTAGTTAAACAAGAAGAAGAAAATTTATTTGCTGTCATGGAAAAGAAACAATACTATTGGAACAAAGAAGGTTCATTAGTAACACCATGGCCAGCAGATCAAACTATTATGAATACAAAAGCAGTAGAACCTACATACGAAGCTGCTCATGTACTTTATGCATCCAGATTAGATATTATTAAAGATAATAGGTTCATGGGAGACTTTCAAGCTCCTGGCGGTATAAAATTATTTAAGATGGATGAGTTAGAAGCATTTGATATAGATTACGAATGGCAGTTTGAAGTAGGAGAGAAATTATATAATATGAATTTATGATATACTGGTTTACAGGACAGCCATGTGCTGGCAAGACAACTCTAGCAGATAAACTAAAAGAAAGATTACCTAATGCTTTTAGAATAGATGGTGACGACATAAGAGAGTTACTTTCTAACAAAGATTATTCGATTAAAGGTAGAGTAGAAAACGTAAGTACTGCACAACGCATTGCCCACTATCTACATAACCAAGGACATGATGTAATCGTATCTTTAGTAGCTCCCTACATTGATCAACGAGAAGATTTCAAAAAACTTATCGGTATTGAGAATATGGTTGAATTCTACGTTCATACTTCTGAACCTAGAGAAAGAGATCATTTTAAAGCAATTGCATATGTCCCTCCAGTTTCTAACTATATAGATATCGATACTACTCATGATACCCCAGAACAGAGCTTTGAGATAATTAAAAAATGGATTTATTAATGGAAAAGAAAAACACTTACTTTGTAGATATAGACGGAACTATATTTATATATAGAAAATTTGAAACATATACTGAGACTGATGCTCAGGTTATTAAAGAGTCAAAACAGTTCTTGCAAAAAGTTAGAGATGAAGGACATACTATAATCCTAACTACAGCTAGACCAAAAAGTTTAAGGTTACATACTGAGTATGAACTTAATGTCAATAATATTCCTTATGATGAATTGATAATGGAGATAGGAAGAGGACCTAGGTATTTAATCAACGACGTAGACCCTAAAAAACCAGATCAGTTAAGAGCAATCGGCTGGAATTTAGTTAGAGATGCAGGTATAAAAGGAAACAAATGAAAAAGTATAGCTTATTTATAGGACGTTGGCAACCTTGGCATGATGGTCATCGATGGTTGATTGATCAAAGATTAAAAGAAGGTAAGCATGTTTGGATAGCAATCAGAGATGTAGAGCCAGATGAAGATAATCCTTGGACAGCTCAACAAATACTTATGAATTTAGAGTATAGATTAGGTGAGCTTATTCAAGAAGGTAAGATACGTATCTCTATTATACCTGATATTGAATCTATTAACTACGGTAGAGGAGTTGGATACGAAGTTATTGAACACGTTCCCCCAGATGATATAAAAGAAATATCAGCTACTAAGATTAGAAAACAAATGAAAAATGACGGTGAGCTAAAATGAAAATTTTAATTCTACACACACCTAGAGTTGGTGCTACCTCTCTAATGGAATCTCTTGCTAAGGAACACAATGCTGTTGCTGTTAAGAATCCAATTAGTGAAGTTTTTACTGATGAGAACATACCTTGGGAAGAAGAAAACTTAGTAGTTAAACAAGATATGTTGTATCCCTTAGGTAATAAGTACGATGTAGATAGTGATAAAGTAAATTTTTATACAGAGTTAGCTGGTAAATTTGATATAGTTAGATTAATAGTACGAAATGATTTAGTATCACAGGCAGAAAGCTTTGGGTATATGTTGGATAATCCTGAGCAGGAAGGCAAAAAGTATAACTACAGAAAAATAAGTGAAGAACATTTATTAAATTGTTTAGTACATGTACAGCAGTTAGAAGTTGGTTTGAGAAAAGTAAGGGCTAAAATAAATGGAGAAATAGAATGTTATGAAGATTTGTTCGATCAATTTAGTGCTGCAAGGCATAGACAAATTAAAGAAGAAGGTAGATTAATATAATGGTAAGTAGAAAAAGACATATACTTAAAACTATCACTTGGAGAATAATAGGTACATTAGATACTATGATTCTTTCATGGATAATTACAGGCAATTGGAAATTTGGAATTGCTATCGGGGGTGTCGAGTTAATAACAAAAATGGTTCTTTATTATTTCCACGAAAGAGCCTGGTATAGGTTTAGTAAATATGGAGTTAAAAAAACTAATAAGTAAAGTAGACGATAGTTACGAAAGAATAAAGTTACTTAAAGACGCTTGTAAAGGAGAAACTATATACATTACTACTCCTGGTCCTTCCTTGACTTCTCACAATAGAGATATATTAGTAGAAAAACTAAAAGATAAGATAGTTCTTGCATGTAAGCAATCATATAATTACGTTAAAGAAGTTGCCACCTTTCATCTAATGTCAGCCTATGGATACCAACCTTATGATTACTACTCAGATGATACTATAGTTCATTGGCAGCTTACTGCTATGAATGTACCAGGTGAGTTACAAAGAATAAAACAGGAATGGAAACATAAAGCAGATATAATGATTCCATGTTACTCTACTCCTTGGGTTGATATGTATAACACTACGGCATTTAGTAGACGATTTGATCAATTCGAATCATACAGTGAAGGAAAGATTATTTGGGGACCTGGTATAATGTATGAATCAGGTATTCCTTTAGCTATGCATTTAGGAGCTAAAGAAATAGTTACTATAGGATGGGATATTGGAGACTTATCTAAATTTGAAAGTGAAAAAGGATACAAATTAGGAGATGACGATTGGAGAAAAGAGCATGCTGAGGATTTATATGCTGAAGGAGTGCATGCTGGAGCAGGACCTGATTATGAAGAATTAAAAGAGACTATCGATAGCACGAAAGAAATGTACGATTATTTCTTGGAAAAGGGAATTAAATTTCGTATATTATCTAATACCAGCCCTGCTGATGGTAGATTTAAACGTATTACTATAGATGAGTTATAAATTAGCAATATACATAAAAACTTATAGTGGAGATTTTTTAAGGATTAAAAACCTTTTGAGATCAATACAAGAATTTAATATTGATGATATACCTGTATTTATATCTTGTCCTAGAGATCAATCTGGTTCTCTATTCTCAATGATTGGTAAAGAAGGATATACTTATATACCTGATGAGTATATATTTACTCCTTCATATAGAATACCCGGATGGGAAGAACAAATGCTTGTTAAATTAAATGCTTGGAAAAACATCGATGCTGACAACCTTCTTATTATAGATTCAGATGCTGAGTTTGTTAGGGAGTTTTACTTAGATGATTTTATAGCATACGATAATGTACCTTATACTATCATGCATGAGAATAAGCAAGTATCAGAATATGAGGCAGCTCTCAAGGGTGGTGATTATTCTAAGACTGGGTATGTTAAAGCAGTATTAGCCTACAGAGAGTTGTTTGGAGGTAAATCTAAGAAGATATACGATTATGGACCTAATCCTCACTTATGGTCTAGGAAAGTATTAGAAAGCTTCGAAGAAAATTATCTTAAGTATAATGACTTAACTATGGAAAACTTCTGTTTTGGTATAAAGAGTCAGTATGATATACATTTTAGAGAGACGTTAACATACGGAGAGTATCTTTTAGCTGGTAGAGCAATAGATATAGTTCCTTGTGGGCCTTTCTTTAAAACGTATCATTGGAAAGAGATGTGGGACTTTGAAGAAGGTACTGGGTTAGAGTTAAAAGATAATATAAAGAAAAGTTATTTAGGTATCATTAAACAATCTAATTGGTCATGATATTATATCAAGTACATCATATGTGGTATGAGACTAGCATGATAGACGAATGCTGGACATCGGTAAATAATGCATTAAAAGCTGCACCTAATGTTGATGTAAAGATACAGATATGTTTTAATTTTCAAACCTATATTGAAAAACCAAAAGGTGATATTAGAGTAATGTTAGAAAAGCATCAAGGTCATCCTTTGTTTAGAGATAACGATATAGATGTTACTATAAAAGATGATAATGATCCATTTTACAACATAGCCGATTGGAGAAGAGAAGTGTATGATCCTAAAGCTAAGTACACAGTATGGGGTGAAACAGATACTATCTTACCTAGAGATTTTTTTGCTATACTAGATATGGTCAACATAGAACAGCCTCATGTATTAACATTTGCTGGTAGGCCGATGTGGGACAATAGTTGGGATGTAGTAACGCATGAAAAACTATTAGGATACTCTAAGCCTTGTCAATGTGGTGATGAGCATAGAGAAGATTGTATTGAATTATTAGAAGCACCTCTTAAATATAAAGACTATATAACTCAGGAGGAACTAGATAAGTTCAATGATGAGGCTGGTGATATAAAAATAGAACAGGTACCTTGGAAGATTGATGGCAGTACGGTTTGTGTATCAGGAGGTTTAGAAACACCTTTTATTGCTCCTGGAATGCATTTTGTTAGATAGGATACTTGTTTAGAATTTTATCTTAGAAAGAAAAATATACCTCAAGTATGTATTAAGTCTAGGTTAAAAGGACATAATTACAAACACCCTAACAAAAGAGTAGGGACTGATTCTACTAGAAATGATAAAGTATTTAAAAAGTATGCTGATGTAAGTATAGAATCAATGCAAAAATTTATAAGTGAACTATGATAACATTTTGTATAAGTACCTATAATAATTTACCTTATTTAAAACTAGCTGTAGATTCAGTTAGAACATATTCATATTGGAAAGATGCTCCATTTATTATCCATGCAGAAAATTGTACTGATGGAACAAATGAGTGGTTAAAAGAAAATGCTTTAGATTTAAATCTAGAGTTTTATATCGATAAAAATGATAAACCAAAAGGGATAGGAGGAGGAATGAACTTCTGTGCCGAAAAAGTCAAAACAGAATACATTAACTTTCTTCACTCAGACTTTTATGTCACCCAGAACTGGGATTTGGAACTAATGAAAGTTCACGAACAATTCCCAGAAAAAAAACTTTGGGTCAATTCATTTCGAATTGAGCCGAATATGTTTGGTGACCAAGACAGACCAGGTACCCATTTCGTACCAAAGAATGCTTTTGGTGCTTACCATGATGATTTCAACCCTATCAGAATGTGTAAATATGCTAATGAGTTAGCGGAAAAAAATGATTTCCTTATTCCTAAAGGAGAAGGAGTATCTGGTCTGGTGAAGAAAAGTGTATGGGATGAAACTGGAGGTAATGATCCTTTATTTGCTCCTACAAGTTGGGATGACTATGATTTATTTTGGAGGATGTTACAGAATGGAGTAGAGTTTTTGATGCCTACTAAATAGGTTGTATGGCATTTTGGAGCTAGAGGCTCTCATAGATTAGAAGAAAATAATAATCAAACCTCAGATAGACAAAGAATGTCTGAACAAGCTAATGCTCAAAAGTTTTTTAATAAATGGGGAGGGTTACCAAAGTTTAACGAATATGGAATGATATGCGACATACAGTAATTATACCTTCATATAATACGTTACCCCATCTTAAGAATACTTATGAGAGTATCAAAAGATATGGAGGCGATGTAGATATTATAATTATAGACGATGCATCTAACGATGGAACAGCTGAATGGTTAATAAGCTTAAGCGATGAAAGACTTAATAGAGTATTAGGTACTGAACGTAAAGGACATACTTATTGGTATGATGAAGGAATGAGAATAGCTGAGACAGAAATAGTTTCTATCTTACATTCAGATATGATTATAGGCCCTGGTTACTTTGAAAACTTACTTAAACATTTAAAGAGAGGTAAAGTAGTCTGTGCTACTAGAATTGAACCTCCTATACATCCTGCTGGTAGAGAAAAAATAGTAAGGAACTTCGGGATGGAGGCAGATGAATTTGTATGGGATACTTTTGAAAAGTTTGTTATACAAGAAAAAGCTGATAGTGTCAACCTTACTACTAAAGGTATATTTGCTCCTTGGATGTTATATAAAGAAGATCATTTATCGATAGGAGGACATGATCAAAGATTTGCACCTTTTGGTTATGAAGACTCAGATATTTTTAACAGATGGATACTTGCTGGGTATGAAATGGTTCAAGCTAGAGATGCTCTATGTTATCATATGACTTGTAGAGGTCATAAATGGAACGCAGGAGTAGGAATAGAAAATCCTGATTACAGAGAAATAATGACTAGATGTGAAAGGGAGTATCAACGTAAATGGGGCGATTGGATACAGAATGATCATTATCAACATCCGATTATTAATCCAAAGTATGATAGAGGTATAATAATAAAAAATTGTACTGAAGAATTAATAGGTCAGTTGGAACCTTGGGGTGATACTTTATATGTTGATTGTCCATATAGAGACTATATCGATAAAGAAAGCAAAAGAACTGTCGTTGATCTTTGGAAAAAAATTAAACCGTATGATAACGAAAAGAATAATGCTATTTTAGTTGAGGTAGATGCTAAGACATTCACTCAACAAGATTATATTTATATTAGACAACTAAGTCCAATACTAAAACAAAATCAACCTGAACCAGGACAGGTTACTTTAGGAAATTTAAAACTTAATATTATTAAATATGAAGAAGAAATACCTTGTTGAGTTTACATATAACAACGGAGAAAAAGAAGAAGTTACTTTGACCACAGATAATATAAAATGGTCTATAGAACAGTATTGTAGGAACAGACATATTATTAATCATCAAATATTAGAAGAAGGCAATAGTTCTACTAAACAAATGCTTTTTGGTTGATATTTATATAAAAGACTATTCAATGAATAAAATAGAAAAATACGTAAAAAACTTTATATCAGAAGCAGCAAAGATAAATTTTGCAGGACATTCTTTTATTTTAAAAGTTGACACTAACGAAGATCCTCAAAAGAAAGGAGTAAAAGTACAATTCCTTCCTACTCAGTTTGGTGGCATTACTCCTACTGAACAAAATGATATTGCTATTGAATTAGAAACTAGATTAGAAAAAGGTTTATCTCAATTCGATATGAGAGTAGAAAGAGATAGAAACTTAAAAGATAAAACAGTTATTGGTTTCTTTATTTACATTGAGTATTTCGATAGAATTATTAGAAAGGCTCTTTCAGGACAAAATCCAGACAGCTCTTCTATAGAAAAAGAACCAGAAGCTATTTAGTTTCTAGTTACATAATAAGTTATAGTTATATGTTTAGAAAAATCTATACGTTTGGGTGCTCTTTCTCCGCACCGTACTGGCTTGAAGAAGAAAAAACATACACTAGCCTACTAGCTAAAAACTATAACTGTGAGGAGTTAAACAACTCTAAACCTGCTGACTGTAATGATGCTATCTTTTTAAAATTTACAGATCATCTTCCTGATTTTAAAGAGAACGATCTAATCATTTATCAATTTACTTCCTACAATAGAGAAGGATTCTATATTAATAATCATAAAAAGTATTTTTCTACTGCAGGTTTGTCTCCTGACCCAGAACATAATAGAAAACTATTAGATGAATTTGGAGGAGGAAGAGCTAAGTATAAGATTACTGATGATGAAATAATGACTCTTTTAGATTATACTACAATATGGTCTATATACTCTCTTCGTAATAAATTTTTAAGAGTATATAATATTTTACAGTATTTAAAAGAAGAAAAAAATATAGACTACCAGGTATTATTTTTAGATAATCTATTTAGTTCTATAGTCTCTTCATATAACTTATTAAAGTTACCAACTAGATCAAATGAATTAAATGTAGGTATAAAAGAATGGGTTACTGCTAATAAATTAAGGTTAATAGATATGCCTACTGTTTATCACAAACAAAGAGATGAACATATTTCAATTGAAGAAGCAGGAATATACAAACAAGATAAACACCCTAATGAAAAAGCTCATGAATTGATAGCTAAAGCTATTATGAATAAACTAACTGAAAAAGCATCGTTAATATGAATTACAATGTAATAGTTTTATCGGTGAAGACAGATGTAGAGAGAAGAAAGCATATTACTAAAGTGTGTAAAACTTTGAAGCTTAATTTTGACTTCTTTAATGCTTTAACTCCAGTTGATTTAGATGATAGTTTAATAAATACATACTATAGCAACATGGATGTATATCAATATCCTGAATTAAATCATAAGGCAGTATTTGCTACATTTGAAAGTCATAAAGAAATATTAAAGACAATCTATACGAGTAAACAAAACACATTAGTTTTAGAAGACGATTTAGTACCGATCAGGGACTATAATTTTACTGATATAGATTTCAGCTCTTTTGACCTACTTCAATTAATGTCTGAAATTAGTTGCTGTTGTCACTTTGTGAATTGGATATCAGCTGGGTTCCTTTATCAGAAATTTAATTCAAAAGATTATTATCCTACACAGGCTTTTGATTGGGAGTTACATAAATTAAGAAACGAATTTAATATACAGACAGTAAACGAACCTGTCTTTGAACAAACAAATAATTTTAAATCACATTTAGCACCTTATGGTTACAAAAAAATTCATTAGAATACTCTGGGGGAGTTTTGATAGATATAAAAATCAAATCGTTGAAGCTAGAAAAGATAACTTAAACGAAACAGTAGTGGTGTGGGGAGAAGATAATGCTAATTTATTAGATGAATTAGGATACGATTGTCATTTAGTAAGCAACTCAGCTTATGATCCTTCTATAGCTGCTGATCATACATTTAAAGATCATAGAAGCTTGATACACAAAATAGAAGGATTAAAAATAGCATTAGACTTACTGTATGATGAGATAGTATTTGTCGATTGGGACTGTAGAAAAGTAAAAGAGATAGATGATAACTTTTGGAATTTATTAAGACAAAAAGAATCTAAGCTTCAAGTTCCTCTTTACACATACCCTAAAAAAGCATTTAACATAATGCTAGAAGATACAAAAAGAGAACCTCATATAAATAATTTCATCAAAAAGTTAAAAGAGTATATAGAAAAATATAGCTTTGAATATCAGACTAATCATATAATCCCTAATACTGGTTTTATGTACTGTAATGATATTACTATCATAGATAAGTTACTAGAAATTATTAAGGCTAATGATCTTCAAACTGTACCTGACGAACTATCAGTATTTTTATACGGGCAGCATTTAGGTTTAAATCAGTTTATTAAAGAAATAGATCCATTAGTTATAGGTGGTAAGGTTCATGGATACGAATGGTGGAATAATATAGAAGATTCATTTGATAAATACAAAGCATCGTTCGGTAATAAAACTAATTACTTTATACATTACTAATATGCATTTTAAAAAAGCTTTAATACAATCACAAGAAGGATCACCAATACATTATTTGGCTCCTATACCTGTTTATATGAAACAATTCGATGATGATGACCTTCATCAAAGAGTTTATGATTTAGGAATAGAAAAATTAGATGCTGTTCAAAAGCAAATGGGACAAGAACTTCCTGAGCAGTTAGATTCAGAGAGGGTAGAGTCTTATTCGGTGAACTATGATAGACAAGATGATTGGGTAGAACCTAATGAGTTTCAACCTATAGGTAGTAGATTTTTTACTCCTCCTAATAATTTTCTTAACACTCCTGATCCAGATGTACAGGTTTTAGTTGATAGAATTAAATCAGGATACATAGAACTTTTAGAAACATTACAACTAAAGAATAACAGGAACCCAGAAATCACAGAAAGCTGGATGCAGTACTATGATCCTTATAAAGGTAGAGGACATAATGCTCATAATCATTGTAGATGGAGCCCAGAAGAAGCTTCACCAACTTGTTTCTCTGGAGGATATTATTTGTCTGATGGTGAACCTATTTTAGATCATCCTTACAGTGGGGTGTTTACTTTTCACATAAGAGGAGCAGCTCATTTTATTAGACCTAAAAAGGGAATGTTAATTATATGGCCGTATGATATAGTACATTCTGTTAAACCATTTTACGGTAAATCAAATAGAGTAGTTATAAACTTTAACATTGAAGATTCAGAACTTAAAGGACTTTTATGAATAAAGATTTCAGAGTAGTTTTTGTAAATTGGACTAAGCCTTATTTTTATAAGAAACAAGCTGAAGGATACAACTTTGATAAACTTGCTGATTTAACATCAGAAGATTATGATATGGTTGATTATGAATTAAGAATTCAACAAGCAGCTATAGACTCAGTTAGAAAATATATGCCTGGTAATAGAATTTATCTATATACAGACACTGCTGGATATAATTTTTATAAACAAAAAGGAATGCTTCAAGACTTTGATTTTGTGAATATAGAAGTTTTAGATAACTATAATAAGACTGCTACTAATCCTGGTAAATGGTGGACTAGCGGTAAGTCTGTAGTTATGGGACATGTTACAACTCCATTTTTATTTTTAGATAACGATTTCATATTGCAATCTGCAATACCAGATGAGTTTTGGGATTATGATTTAATTCATACACAATGGGAAATACAGAGAGGACATTTCTATGTCACTCAAGATATGTTTGATAAATTAGAGGTTCCTATAGATAACTTTGAGGAAAAGATGCTAATGCCTAACACTTCTTTTGTGTGGATGAATAGCGATACAATTAAAAATAACTACTATGAAAATCATTTAAAAATAGTAAATAAAGAGTATGAATCTATTCCGGAATGGCTATGGCTACTTTCTGATCAAGGGTTACTAGGTTACTGTGCTAGGGAACATCTTAATGCAAAAGTTGGAACTCTGGAGAAAAATGCTTATCTTTCTTATGCAGAGCATCCTAAAAAAGAGGATGAATGTGGGTACACTCCAATGTGGGTAGATATAAATAATAAGGATCACTTTGATCACATTAAATATCGCCACATATGGATTGATAAAAGGAGAATGAAAAACGATATACAATTCAGAAGAAAAGTACTATCGGAGATCGAATTAAGAGAGAAGAAAGATTTATTGTAAATATTTATTAAAAAGTAGACACCATGGAATCAAAACCACCTATCAAATCATTAAGAAGGGTTCTACAAAATATACACCAGGTAGGTTTCAGAATAAGAAAAATACAACCAGATGTTGAAAGTATGAACAAAGCCGCTTTTATCAGAGTTTTAAAGAATCTAAAAAAGATAGAAGATAGAAGAGACTTTATGCAATCAGAAATCGGTATGGATGTGACTGCATATGAAGATTTATTCTTTAACGTAATAGAAGATATGTTTAAATTAATGTTCTCTAAAGAACAATTAGCTCTTATTCAAATGTACCTTTATCAACTTCAACCAGATAAGGAATGGGATGGTACAATTATGTTAGAGAAAAATAAAAAAGAATTTAAAGTAAATTTTAAAACTCCTGAGGACGTTTGGAATGTATTGAAAGAAATAGGAAAATAGTTGTTTTTCTGCGTATTTTTTCTTATATTTAGTAGTTAAAATTAGTTATATGAATAAAACTCTCAAAATGATTCCTTGCCCGAAATGCGGTGAGGACTTTCCAGAACTTAGACTAACTCAATACGGATACAATTACTGTGTTAATTGTTCTACTACTGAAAAAGTAGTTGGTATTACTACAGTAGAAGGTACTGGAGATCACACTTACAATGATATTATTATTATGGATGCTGCTAAGGCTAGAAGAATAGCTGCTGCTGAGGCTGAGTATACAGGTAATAAGAAAGTAGCATTAGAATTACTAAACTATGATGATGAAAACGAGAATTCAGTATCGCAATCTATGAAAGAAAGCATACAAAGGGTTCTCGATGACGAAGACGATAACGATTATATCACATAATGCCACGTCCTTCTAAAATAATTCCTAAAGAAGATATAGAAAGAGCACAGCTTAGAACTAGATCTAATATGGCTGCAGCTAGATATCTTCGTGTATCTTATGATCATTACAAAAAGTATGCAAAGATGTATAAGAACGAAGAAGGAGTTACTTTATTGGAAGCACATAAAAATCAGCAAGGTAAAGGTATTCCTAAATTTGCATTAAAAGGAAAAGATAAAATTCCATTGATGGATTTATTAGAAGGAAGAGTACCTATTGAGCATTTTGAAGCTCAAGAGATAAAACGAAGAATAATTTTCGAAGGACTTATAGAAGAAAAATGTGCTAAATGTAATTTTTCAGAGAGAAGAATAACTGATACTAAGGTTCCGGTTATACTTAACTTTATCGATGGCAATAAAAAAAATTGGCATCTTGATAACTTAGAGTTTCTCTGCTATAATTGTTCTTTTCTATATGCAGCATCGCCTATTGAAGAGAAACAAGCAGAGGCAATGGAGAACTATGTTAAGACACGAAATGACGAACCAGACTGGGAATTAGATCAAGCTCATATTGAGCATTTAAAGAGTTTAGGACTGTATGATGAAGAGTCAGATGACGGATCTGAGTATATTTCTAGACTGTAAAACTATTTATTACCATGGCCAAGAATAAAACAAATAAATTCTCCACTTGGAAAAAGAAGAAGCCCCTCGAGAGAAAAGTTGCTGACAAATTAGTCAACACACACGAACGTAATGAAAAGTTACGTGAAAAAGAGATAGGGACTAAGTTCCTTGACATGTTTAACTAAACTATAAAATATGAGAAACTTACCAATGGCGATTGGTGGGCTAGTAGTGATTTTATTGCTAATGGCTTTCACCTCAGTACAAAGAAGTTTTAACAAAGTAGAAATAATTAAATTAGAAGCAAAACCAATAGAGGTTATATTACCTGACCCATTAGAGGGTATAAAGGTAGAAATAGATTACAAAGGACATAATGACTTTTTACAAGCAATAGGTCATAGAGAGTCTGGAAATAGATACGAAGTAGTTAATAGTTTTGGATATATGGGAAAATATCAATTCGGTAAATCGACATTAAAAGGTTTAGGATTTGATGTTACAGTAGATGAATTTATCAATAGTCCATATATTCAAGAAAAAGCAATGAATTCATTATTGTTGCATAATCAAAAAAAACTTCGTAAATTTATAGAACAATATGAAGGACAAGTAGTACATGGAGTATTAATAACTGAGTCTGGAGTATTAGCTGCAGCACATTTAGCTGGAGCAGGTAATGTTAAAAAGTTTTTTAAAAGAGGATTTGAGTTTGAAGATGGATACGGAACCAAAATGACATCGTACATGGCTCAATTCTCAGGATATACTTTAAGATTAAATGGCGGTAAATAAAATAATCTTTTTAGGAGATACATTTACAAGAGGAGATGGAGCAGAATGGCCTGGGATGTTTTCCAAGCTAGGTGCTCTTCCTTTTGAATTTAAGCAAAATACTTGGCACCAAAGACTCAGAAAAGAGGTAAATGATTTTAGTAAACTATCTCAAGACTTTAATAAGTTCTTCGGACCTCGGTTAGTTAAAAATGCTGAGTACGTAATAGAAACTAGAGAAAGTCAAGGCTGGGCAAAAAGAGTTGCCGATCATTTTAAACTCCCTTATAAGAATTATTCTAATAATTTCAAGTCAATAGGAGAGTACTTACCTTTTTTGAACTATCACAGTGATGATGATTTAAAGAATTGCTTAGTAATAGCTGGAGTACTTCCTATAGTAAATGATTTTACATTTAATCATGCAAATCAAAAACAATTAAGAAATATTACTGTTCCTTATTTTGCTTCTCAGATACTTTTAATGAAAGAGTATGTAGAGAACAGAGGAGGTATATTTTTATATTTTCATACTACAGACTATCCTGAAGTATTATATGATCCAAAGTTTAATGAGTTTATTTTAGAACTTAGTCCTCTGTTACTTTTAGAGGGTATTTTTGAAAATAATATTGGTCAGTCATTCAGATTTAGAAAGTTCGACGGCATTCATTATGATATAGGAGGTCAAAAAGAGATAGCAAGAATTATTATAAATCAGTTGGAATCCTCCGAATTTATTCGTATATTTAAAGAATAAATAAAGGTTATGAAATGTTCTATTTGTAGAAAAACTATCGACGGTCATGGTAATAATCCTTGGCCTTTAGAAAGTTCAGATAAAGATAGATGTTGTGATTCTTGCAACATGAATTTTGTTATTCCTGCTAGACTTAAACTTACTACCTATGGCGGAGAAACGTGGTGAAACAGAGAAGTTAGTTTATGACTTCAATACAGCTGGTTGTTTAGAGATATTTATGAATGAGACTTGGTATCGTACAACAGCTAGAGACTTCAGATCATTTGATGGTCCTAGAAGAATAACAGAACCTACTGATGTTAAGTTAGGTAATGTAAATGTTCCTATGAGAACATATGAGTATTGGGGACCGGTTTATATGTTTGGCACTAATAAAGAAATGGCCTACACAAATTCTGGTTCTATGTACACAGGAAAAATATGGGAAAGAAATAGAAAAATATCAGATAGCAGAAGATGAAAAAATTTCAATTTAACTCAACAGAACAATTCGAGGATTTATTCTCTACCAGAAACTTAGAAGTTACTGATGCAATAGTAGAAGGAATAGAAAATGCTATGGTTCATAGAAAAAGAACAGCAAAGATTTTTAGTGTTACTTTTGCTAACTATGAGGTCGCATATGAGATTAGCTTACCAAAAGTAGAATGGGTAGGTTCTTTAGATTCCTGTTTAGACTTTTATCACGAAAATAATGAAACCGATAAGGCTATTGATACTTGGAAGTTGAGAGAAACAGCTAAAGTTTTATGAGAATAGTTCAAAGTTATATTCCTTTTAACAAACATGCACAGCCAGAAGCAATAATCGGAAAGGATTATGCTTATCTTGCTTTGCTAAGTTCCTTACAGCTTAAAAAAGTATACGGTAATGTTACTTTATATACATCTAATAAATTAGCTGAAATGTTTGATAGTATGGACTTCCCATACGAATATAATACTTCGATTGATGATGAAAGAGCTGTTTATTTTGCAGCAGCTAAATTAAGAACATTTATGGATCAAAAAGAACCTTTTATCCATTATGATCTTGATACTTTAGTATTTGAAAAACCTAATCTTGATGTTAAGACTTCACCATTTGTATTTTCTCATAAAGATATGCCTAATGGTGGATACTGGAAAAAAGATAGAGTTGTACCTAAACTAAAACATAAGGCAATAAATAAACTTATTCAAGATAGATGGTTTCAAAACCTAATGGATTCTTACCTATTAGCTTATTATAATACAACTTATCTCCCAAATGATTATCCTTCTCATTTGATCAACCCTAATAATATTCCTAATATGAATATCATTGCGGTGAAGGATCCTGAAACGTTTAAGAAAGCTACAGCCATAGCAATGGATATTGCAAACAAGAACGAAAAGATATTTGCTAACAATTGGCTGGCTTCTAATTTTATAGAGCAGTTAACTATTCCTCTTTACCTAGAATTGTTCAGTGAGGATTATAGAAAAGCATTAGATGATAAAACTCCGTTAGGTTCTCCTTTTATGTTCGAAAAAGATCCTTTTACAGTTCCAAGCTTAGGAACATCAGAAGAGGATGTAAAAAGACAAGTAAATAACCTTCCGGAATATCCATTTAAGTTCCAAAACTATTATGCTTGTGGTGAATGTTTAGAATGGCACAAGAAAGATATTCTAATCAACTCTAAAAAAGATCTTTTAAACAATCTAGATTTGTCCAAGGTTAAGTATGCACATATTGGAGGAGCAAATAAATCATTTGCATTGTGGCAAAGTATGATTATTCATACATTGATTGAAAACTACGGAGAAGAAACTTTATACAAAGTCACTAATCATTACAGAAAGATGCACGAGAGAGATAATATTCCTTATAAATTATCTACTGGTGAACAAGCATATGAAACTCTTACAGGTAACAAACTATTTAGTCAAAAATACTTATATAGTTATATAATATAGTTACAAAAATAACTATTAAAATAGTTGCCTAGGAACTTAATTTTTCGTATATTTAAGTATATAAATTTTTAATCAAATAAGTTATGTCAGATGTTATGTTTAGTTTCGAAGGTCAGCAAGATTATATGACTAAGGAACAATTAAAAGAAGTATGTCCTTTAGCATTCGCTAAGGAAGCTACTAACCCACGTTAGTAAGAAATATCTATTCGTTAATACTGAAACGATTATAGATGATTTAGACAAATTAGGTTGGAAACCAGTTCAAGCTGCTCAAAGAAAAGGTAGATCTGGAACTTCAACTATCTTTTCAAAGCACATGGTTGCTTTCCAGAATCCAGAAATTATGATTAAAGGAAAAGATGGCGATGATGCTTTCCCTAGAATTATTATGACGAACTCTCACGATGGTATGCAAGCGTTTAAATTTAGCGTTGGTATATTTAGATTAGTTTGTTCTAATGGTTTAGTTGTTGCTGATGAGCAGTTTAGTGATTTTAAAATTAAGCACAAAGGTTATACTTTTGGTGAACTTAGAAAAGTTGTTAAGCAAGCTGTTGCGGATCTTCCTAATAAGGTTAAGGTTCTTAACGATATGAAAAATAGAATTCTTACTCAAGATGAGAAGAATAAATTAGCTTTAGATGCTATGTTAATTAGAGCTGGTATCGAACCAGGTTCTGAGAAAGCTGAAAAATTTAACTACGATGATGAGACTATCGAAGATATTTTAGATCCTACAAGAGATGAGGATAAAGGAGATAATCTTTGGAAAGTATTTAACGTAGTTCAAGAGAAGATTACTCAAGGAGACTTTCACGCTGCATTGAAAGGTGCTAAAGTTAGAAAGGTTAGAAAGATCAAATCATTTGAGAAAGATCTTGTAGTAAATAAAAAGCTGTTTAAGTTAGCTACAGCATTAGTTTAATTAATTATTGTAAGTTGGGAGAGGGCTTATACCCTCTCTTTGCTTTTGTTATGAAAAGGTTATTTAATATTATATTAATCTTTCTACTACTATTCGCTTTGTTTAGTTGTGAGAAAGAAGAGTTAGAAGGACCAGGTCCTATTTTTGATTGTGTTACTTGTTATGATCAAAATACTAACTATAAGGTTGAACATTGGAAAATAGACTTTCCGATGATACACAACGACTATTACGAATCTAAAACGGAGAATGGTCCTAACTGGGGAGCTCCAACAGATTTTCTTATAGTAGATTACGATAATGACGGATACCTAGATGCGGTTACAGGTGATTCTGATTATACATCTAGTTTTGCTGGAGTAGCAAACCGAAGGTACTTTAAGTTCTTTAAAGGTAGTCCTAATGGAGATTTAACTTTAGATACTAGATCTCAGTATCAAAATATAGTTGGACCTATACATGGTGCGACATCTTTTTTAGGGGATTATAATAATGATGGCAGACCGGATATGGTTTTTATTGATAGCGGAGTAGATGATCAGACCGGAACAGGAGCAGCTCCAGGATCTTATCCTATCATTTTGATGAGTAATGAACAAGGTTATTACGATAGGGTAGCATATGAAAATGCTTATGGTGGATTTCATGATGGAGCATCCGCAGATATAGATAATGATGGAGATTTGGATATAGTCCTTCCTAGATGGTTCACTATGATAAATCAAGGATATGGAACTTTTAGTATACAACCTTTTCCAATTGAGACTATAGATGATCCAACTACTTTAGTTATAGCTGATTTAGATAATGATGGAATGTTAGAATGGATTTATGGCTCAGGAACTATGTATCAACCTCCAGGAGCATATCGTCACAGATCCTGGATTGGTAATCCTGTAGAAGGAATTAAAGATATTATTCCACATGTTGATAACTTTGGAATATTTTTAGATGTGAAGTTTTGGGATATTGACAATGACGGAGTGCTAGAAATGGTAGTCAATAGAGCATCAGATCAAAATCATCCTCAAGGTCATTGGATAGCATGGCATATGCAAGTGTTAGATTATACTGATGATGGTGTTATAGATATTACTAACAGTACTATCGAACAGAATACCTATTATCCTACAACTCCTGGTTTAGGGTTTGGATGGATTAGTTCTATCAATATTAGAGAAGATAAATATGGAAATGTTTTCCTATTCTCTGATGATGGAAATACATATGTTAAATGGAAGTTAGAGAATGGATTTTTCAAAAGAGTTCTTTGATCCCATTATTTTTTTTCGTATATTATAAATAAAAGAAGTTATGATTGAATATTATTACGTACCAAGTACTAGAATTACTTCTAGGATTGCTGATCTTGTAATGCAAGGATGGCAAATAGGCATTGATGGTTACCACTACGACAGGTTGTCAAGAAGACCAAAAGGTAGAGCGATTATGCAAAGGTTAGTCAATGAAGAAAAACAAGAAAGAATTATTATTTATGCTTAAGATTGGAGACTTAGGTTTAGGTATGCTTATGTTTTTTGTAGCACACCTATTAACCTTTTATCAACTAAATGGTCAGTTCCTTAAATCTACTGACTGGTTTAGAAACAATGAGTTTATTGTAGCATCAGCTGGAATTATTTTATCCTATTTTTATATCTGGGGTACAAAATATACAGTTTCCGGAACGGATGATCTTTTATGGCCAGCTAGATTTATCGGATTTAGTATTGGTATGCTACTTTATGCTCTTTTAGTAAATTATCATTTTAGTGAGAGTATGAATGCTAAGACATGGGTCAGTTTATCTCTTTGCGTTCTACTTATATGTATACAGGTATTTTGGAAAGTTAAATAGATGGCAAAAGCATTCTTTTTTGGAGATAGTTTTACAAGAGGAGATGGGTTGTTAGATCCAGAATTGATTCCTAATATAGATAATATTCCTCATTGGACAGAATATGTTGCTACTGAGCTTGGCTATTCTGAGTATGAAAATCATGGTAGGCAGGGTAATTCTAATGATGAAATACTGTTAGATATTATTTCTACTATGGGTGAGTTTAATGATGGTGATTTAGTTTGTATCGGACAAACGTTTATGGAAAGACAAATTTTTCCATGTTGGAGGATAGATAAAGTAGATAGAACAGGAAGGTTAGAATATAAAGATAGACATGAATGGATTACAAGAGTAGGTAGTACGAATGCAGGTGTTGATGATCTTTTTCATCCTGAGGTACAAAAAAAGTTTGCAATGGAATCTGGGGAGTACATGGGAGATATGGTCATAGGAACTCAGGCGTATATTTCGTTTGTTAAGACCAGAATGCCTGCTCATTTTCAGCAATATTATAGATTTAGATTTGCAGAACTAGCCAGGTACTTAAATAAAATAGGAGTTCAGGTTTACTTATGGGACGTGCCCGATAATTGTCCTGATTATGAATCAATAAAGAAATTTACAAACGGGCAGATTATGGACGGACATTGGTCTTGGAACGGTAGTTTATTGTTTGGCAAAAAGGTTGTAAAAGATATTAAAAAAGGTAAATATATTTAAAATGATTGAAATAATTCAAATATTACAAATTATAGGATTGTATTTAGCCACAGGCTTTATATGGTCTAAGTTTATAGAGTATTGTGTTGTAGGCAAGGTACCAGGATCTGTTGGTATGCCTTTTTCTACAAAAGATCACGTTTGGCAAATGACACTATGGCCTCTCAGTGTGATAATTTTTATTTTTCACATAATTCGAAACTTATTTAACGGAGAATATTAATGAACGTATTAGTATTAGAGGAGATTATTAAAGTTACCTCTACTAACTGGAGATTTATATTTTCAGATCCTTTAGTAGATAAACTTAATTTTATACCAGGTCAGTTAGTTCAGTTATTAGCAAGACCAGGAGAAGAAAATGCAGTTATTAGAAATTACTCAGTAGCCTCCTGGCCTGATGGGACTAATAGATTAGAGATTATTATCACTTATCTTGAAGGAGGACAAATGAGTGAATACTTATTTAAAGAAGCTAAAGTAGGAGATGAATTTGCTTATAGAGGCCCAATGGGTGTATTTACTCTTCCTGATAATTTAGAAGAAAGAGAAATATTCTTTGTAGCCACAGGTTCAGGAGTATCTCCTTTTAGATCCATGCTAGGTAACATCTACAATAAGAAGATTCCTTTCAAAGGTATTAACTTATTCTTTGGTACAAGAACAGAGAATGACCTCTTATATAGAGATGAATTTGAATTATACGAAAGAGAGTTAGTAAACTTTAACTATCATCCAGTTCTTTCTAGAGAAAAAGTAGACGGGATTAAAAGCGGTTGGGTGCATCCTCATTATCTAGAATTTGCTAATCTTTTAGATCAAAGACCATTAGTTTATTTCTGTGGTTGGGATAGAATGATAAGTAATGGTAGAAAGTTACTAGCAGAAAAAGGTTATGAAATGACTAAAGATATCAGAGTAGAAATATTTGGGTAGTGCAGTTCAAAAGACTCATAGCGTTTGGGGATAGTTTTACTTTCGGGCATGGTCTTCCTGATTGTCAATCTATGGACGGAATTGGTCCAGGCGATGAACCAAGTAAGTTAGGTTTTGTTTCTGAGTTAGCTAATAGTCTAAATATTAAAGAAGTACTTAACTTTGCATCTCCAGGAGCCTCTAATAGGTTTATTTGCACTAGTATTTTAAACTTTCCTGAATTTAAACCAGATGACTTAATCTTAACTCAATTTACTTATCACGAAAGAGATTATTATTGGAATGAAGATGGACAATCACAGTTTGTAGGTTCTTGGAATTTTGAAGAAGATCCTTTTGGTAAATACTTTGCTAGTAGAACTTATAAAGAAGCATTTCAAAGGTCCTATGAAGCTATATTGCTTTCTATTCTCTATTTAAAAAAACAACACGGAGTTAACTTTGGATTTATAACTCCATCACCAGATGGGTTAGAATATTCTATATCTACAACGGATAAAACTATCTTAGATGAAGAAGCTGTAGTAAAGAATAGCAAACATAACAAATTTGTAGCTAACAGTATAGATACAGTTAATTCTTTTTTGAATGTTCAAGATGAGTACAAAGAAGCTAGTCTTTTTCATTTTGGTGTTAAAGATTTTGCTCCTGATAATTTACATTGGGGGTTGAAGAGTAACAAGCACTTTGCTCAAATATTGACAAATAGATTTGGTAAAAAACGTACGATTTTACATTAAAATAACTTGTAAAACAGTTGTAAGTCTGCAGTTTTTTTCTTATATTTAAGTATAAATATTTAATTAAAGGTTATGACAAAAGCACAAATTTTAGACGCTATCATAGAGAAGAAAAGAGACCTTCTTAGTGAAGCAAAAGCAAACTATTTTAAAGTCAAAAAGTCTAGAGATAGTAAGTATTTTACTATTATTCAAGATTACTTCGGTGGTGATTCTATCTCTAATGAAGAGGTTTATATAGAAAAACCTAAACATGGAGGTACTACATATGAAGTTAGGAGACCTCATCCTGAATACTCATATGATAAAGAGTTATTTACTATTAGAGTTAATGAAGATTGGAGAGAAGGTGGTTTTTCCGATATTACCACTTCTGTGTACTCTACTTCAGATAAATCTAGATATGAATTAGAAAGATTAGTCACTGTAGGAGAAGTTGCTTTGATTATTTTAGATCATGGTGATGATATGATAGCTGCTTTTAACACAGTTACTGAGAAGTATAAAAAGAGATACAACAAAGCTCTAACTGAGGTTAATAGTATTGAAAAAGATATTAATTCTCTTATCAATGAGAAGAATCAAACATTCCTAGATATAGCATCTGCTAAACTTAATGGAGAAGGATTAAAGTTCGACGGTAAGAAGAAAGGTACTATTGATCTAAGATGGGATTGGACCTTGAGAGGAATTACCTCTGCAAGGATTATAAGAACAACTGCTTCTGGAAAGTCTGCTGATATTGAGATTAGTTGTTACGGAGAAACTCCTAGAATTTACGAAAAAGTGAGAACTAGTAATATTGAGGCTCTTGAATGGCAGTATAGAGATTACGTTATTAACGCAGAAACAGAATAATTGTTCATAACCTGGTGATGGGGGCGTCCTGCCCCCTGATCCTAATATTAGAATTATGGAATTTAAAAATTTAGGATTTATACAGCACCCAGTAGTAAAGGGTATTATTGCTCAAGTATTTACCAATGAGGGTAAACGTATTTCAATAGTATGCGGAGAGGGTATGTATAGTTCTTCTAGAACTGGTAATAGACAGGCATGTTCTAGTGTAGAAGATGCTGCTAGTTTAGAAGTAATGATAGGAGATGCTGATCCATTAGGATGGCAATCAAGAGAGGATATAGATAAGATCTTAGCAGAGAATTTCTAATTTATAATAATGAGTAAAGATAGGCTTTTAGTAATTTTATTGATTTCGATTCCATTGTATGTTATCGCTATATCATTTGTATCGTTGCTGATAGCCTTATCTAACTCAATATGTTTTTAATATGCAAACATTTCTACCTTATAGAAACTTTAAAAAATCTCTCGAGAGTTTAGATGATAAACGTCTAGGCAAACAGAGAGTTGAAACATTTCAGATTTTAAATAATCTGTTAGGACGTCCAAAGAAGGACGGTACGCCTTATAAAGGTTGGACTAATCATCCTTGTTGTGTTATGTGGAGAGGATATGAAGATGCTCTTAAATTATATTTGAACGAAAGTATCAACGTTTGGATAGCTAGAGGAAAGAACAATACAATGGAGTATGAAGAGTTTAATGTATGGAGAATTAAGATGCCTTGGTGGCTAGGATATGAGCCTTTCCATTCTTCTCATAGAGCTAATCTTTTGAGAAAGGATCCCGAATACTACAGTCAACATGGATGGACTGAAAATCCAGCTGATCCTTATGTATGGCATGATAAAGAAAACATGTGGTATAAGCAGCATGTAGGTATTCCAAAGAAAGAATATTTTACGGAAACAACTAGTGAAAAAGTTGTTAGTCTGCAGAATTATTAATATATTTAGGTATAAATTAAAATTAAGGTTATGAGATATTTGACAAAAGATTATGTAACGCAAGAAGTATTAGATACTATCTCGCTTAAGCAATTAAACGGTGAAACTATCGATCTATCAAATGATAGAATTGAAGCTATCGTCGAAAGTATTATTTTTGAATGGAACGAAATTGGAGACCCAGAAGAGGATTTCTCTCAACTCGTTACTTGGAATATTGATCAAAATTTAACTCACGGATAAGATGGCTAAAGATAAAAGATACGTAGTAACGATGGACATGTACGTCTATGCTGAGAATGATTATATGGCTCGTAAAAGAGCTCATAAGATGAAAGACAGTCTTGATAAGTATGGAAGAAATCCTTCTATTACTGAGATAGGTGAGCAACCATTTGCTTCTTTCAATTACAGAAAGCTAGAAGACATTAGTGAACCGACAGATAAAAGTAACGATAAACCGTTACCATTTTAATATGATAGAATTTTTTAGACACATATTTGGTCTGTGTGGAGAGCATTTTCATCCGAATATTTGGACTGTGATGGCTTCTTCACCAATTATTGCTACTACTGTTTACTGGATAAAATGTAAATGTGGTGGGTGGTTTAATAGACATAAAGACGATTGCGATGAAGTGTTGTAAATGTCTTAATGAGATAAACCCTCTTAGGTTAAAAGCATTACCAGAGACTAAAGTATGTGTAAACTGCTCCGATACCTCTAGATGGTACGTTAGAAATGTTATTTCCGGAAAGACTACTTATGCTGAAACTGAAGTAATAAAAGACCCAGAAGCTGCTAGAACTATTGCTGCTATGGACCGTAGAACTGGTTGGGGGAGTAACTTGCATAAAGTACGAAAATAATTAACCTTTTTCCGGAAATAACTATGGGGAAAGTTGCTAGTCTGCGTATTTTTTCCTATATTTAAGTATAAATATTAATAATAAAGGTTATGAACATTCACACAGTAAAAATGCAGGATCTAACTTTTGATCCTCAATTATTCCAACCGATGAAATCAGGTCGTGTTGTTGACTCTCACTTCTCTTCTGAAGGAGGTTTAATGAAAGGTACTAATTACGCTATCGTAGGAGATCCAGGAATTGGTAAAACTACAGTAATGATGGATATGCTTGCTGATTTGCAGGCTAAAGGTCAGAAGGTTTTATTTATCTCTGGAGAGATGAATCAGATCGATATGTACGGATACGTAAAACGTTTTCCTAAGTTTGGTCAGATCCCTATCTTGTTTATGGGTGACTATTGTAACGATAATGCTCTTGAAGTATGTGAGAGTATATTATCAGAAGGATGGGACGTTGTTCTTATTGACTCTATGGCAGAGGTTCAAAATGCTGTTGTAGATACTCATAAAGGTTGGATGTCTTCTAAAAAAGCTGAAACTGAGTTATTGAACTTATTCGAAAAGCATAACTTAGGAGAAAATAAAACTAATACTAATACTGCTTTCCTAGTTATTCAGCAGGTTACTAAAGGTGGTGAGTTTGCTGGTAGTAACAGGTTTAAGCATATGATGACTAGTATGTGTCATATGAAGTGGACTAAAGAAGGTGATAGAACTTTCTTCTTCTCTAAAAACCGTAGAGGTGGGGATATGTCTACTAGAATATTTAACTTGAGTACTCCTAACCGAGTTGGTTGGATGGGTACTATAGCAGCCGGTCAAGAATAATGGCACTGTGGGATGTTAATGGAGAGATTGTTTATTCGGAGGGAGCACTTTCGATAAGCAATCCTCCATCTAACCTCTGGGTTAAGAGGCATGTCTACGAAGTACCATATAGTAATGTTGGTAAAGGAGGATTTATAGTGAGAGATGGGAAAAAGATTCATACTCCATCGTACATAGAAGTACATCCTCAGACAACACATGATGATATTGTTGTAATGAAGAAACCATTTGAAGAGTTATTTGTAGAGGAAAAGACTTGGAAGTTCAGATCTGCTTCAAGTGATAAAGAATATACTGTGAGATATAATAAAGCAGGAAACTTAAGCTGTGATTGCTGGGGTTATATTGGTCACAAGAAGTGTAAACACATAAATGAGGTTAAAAATAATTCCGGAAATAACTAGTGAAATAGTTGCTAGTCTGCGTATTTTTTCCTATATTTAAGTATAAATTAAAATTAAAGGTTATGAATTATTCTTATGCATCAAAAGAGATCAAAAACTACGAAGGATCTCTAATCGCTAAAAACGAAAAAAACGACTGTTTTGTTAGAGCTATGGCAGCTGCTACAAACTTAGATTATGATACTACTCATAATTTCGTAAAAGAAAACTTCAATCGTAAAGAGAAGAAGGGAACTCAAAATGGTGAGATTATCTCAGCTATGAAAAAGTTTGAGAGAGAAGGTCTTACTATCGGAGATAAGAAATTTGAAGTAGAGGTTTTACAGAAGCCTCTCTTAACTAACTCTTATAAGCTTCACGGTAAAGTAATAAACAGAAAGAAAACTGTGAAGAGTTTTATCAAGAGTCTTCCTAATGGTACTTTTGTTGTACTTGTTAGTAAGCATGCATTCGTTGTTAAAGACGGAGTATTAATCGATAATAAAGGTGAGGAGTTTAGACCTACTAGAAAGGTATTAGCTGCTTACGCTATCGACTCAAAAGATATTTATAAGCAACTAAGCTTGTTTTAATGAAAGAAATTAGACAGCAGTTTACAAAAGCGCTCAAGGTCATTGACTCGTGCAATAGGCCTGAGCACTTTATGTCTGCTAAAACCTATATCAATCTATTCTTCAAAGTTAATAGCACTAAAGCTAAATATGGTACTTATGAAGTAGATCCTGTTATAGTCAATTATTATGAAACGCTCAAGAATAAATTAAAAAGAGCAAAAAGAAAGTTTTATATTACAAAAGAGGACTCCTGAACCTCTGGACGTGTTTATAAAACAGATGAGAAGCCCATGCTTCATGTCCTTCAGCAGAAGGATGTCCGCATGGAAGATCTGAAGTGAAGTTATTATGCTCTAAAAATTGAGCCATCACATCAGAAGTCCAAGATGGACGATCAGGGATGTCTTCATAGAAGTTATGAGACATAAATTGGATTAGGTTAAGGTTATTTAAGTTAGCCCAGCCTTCTAAAAGTTCTTTGAATACTTGGTTGTTGAATTGATAATGAGCATCAGCATTGATAAAGCCTACATAGTTTTGTAGGAAGTATTTTTGATCTCTATTCAATTTGTTAAGATTATGCATCTGAAGAAAAGGATAACGGTATAAAGTATCTGTGGTATTGAACTCACCACTTCCATCTTCTCCAAACTCTTGCTTTTCAGTTGCTATAGGAATAGGATGTCTATGAGGTTGAGTCCATTGAAACACTACTAGATCTTCATCTGTTATGTAGCCGCTTCTTTGTAACCTCAATAGTGAGTATAATGATAAGTAATCATTTCCTCCTGGCACAGCGTAGTTACGCTCTGGAGTGTTGAACATCTTTGATAAGTGAAAGGAGTATCTCTCTTTGAATTTATCTTTTAAACCTGCTCCGTAAGTGTAGGAACAACCGAAGTAATGAGCTTTGCGAAAGACATCGCGAAATGGATATGACATATTAATTAAAACTTTATTATAAATAGTATGAAAAAGCACAGACAATATAGATCGAATCAAGGAAGATCTCCTAGACAGCAAGCTAGTAATGAGAAGATTACTATCTTAGCAGTACTTGGTCTTTTAATTACACTTATATTTACAGTTATTGATAACTTCATTAGAGGTTAATGGTTACAGCTGTACTTACAAAATATAGAAGAGAGTGGTTATTTGATCAACAATTAGCTGCTGTTAAGGATCAGGAATTAGATGTTTCTGAAGTCCTTGTTTGTGATAATACAGAGGATAATAAAGGAGTGTGGGAAAGGTTTAGATTAGCTCAAGAGGCTAGTAATGACTTTGTTTGGATATTAGATGATGATATCATACCCGGCCCTAAATACCTCAGTAATGTTTGGAATGAGTTTGAGAAGCAAGAAGGATTGTATGGTACTAGAGGACTTCTATTCAACTCTCCAGATAGATATCAATTCAATTATAGAGAAGCAGGATGGACTAAACCTGTACCAGTTGTAACAGAAGTAGATTATGTGACTCACAGTTGGTTCTTTAGAAAAGAGTGGTTGGACATTTATTGGAGAGCTACTAACGTACCATTTGACAATGGAGAGGATATGAACTTCTCTTTTCAATTGCAGAAGGAAGGAATAAGAACATTTGTGCCTCCGAACCCTAGAGGTAAAAAAGAAGTATGGGGTAATACAGTAGGCATTATAAACGACATGCAAGGATTGTGGGATAGTAATCCTAAAAGAGATGGAGAGCACTTCAGAGATAGAATGTTTGTTTACTTTGATTATCTAATAGAACAAGGATGGGACTTAATAAATAAAAACAATTTAATATAAATGGAACATATTAAGAAGATGATAAAGGACATATGGAGAGGTCTTACAATAGCTTCTAAGAACTATTTAGAAGGAAGAACAGGCTGGGGTAAGTTTTAAATTGCTATTTATAAGAGTAATTACATAACCTAAAATTCGAATTATTATGGCAAATTTTAAATTATTATTTGAGCTTGGAGATGGATCATTCGTAAAGAAGACTATCTCTTGTGAGAAAGCAGACAAGGATGCTGCTGTTGCTAGCTTTGCTGATACATTAGCAGGTGATGGACATACTGTAATAGCAAGTGCTGTACATGAGGACTGGCCTGCGGAGTATGAAGCACAAGCAGAGTACGGAGCATAAACTCACATTAGTTTTGAACGTTTCTTAAAACGTTACATGGAAGAAACAAAAGCATGTAAAAAGATTAGCCCCCTCAAGGGGCTTTTTTCTTGTGCGGAGGGGGCGTTTTCTCTCTCGCCCCCGAAGGGGCCACGCGCATTTTCTCCGACCTTTCCACCCTCTCTACCATAAAAAGAGGTAAAGGACAATAAAGGAGATAGTCTGGGAATATACGTATCTAAGAGGGTACGGCTTTGACAAATACTCTATATCATAACCAATAAGAACTAACGGTAGATAAAGGCTATCATATGGAGATAAACGTATACACTCCTACTTATCCACTAACGACTACCATATATGGCTAGTGTATATATTCATATAAAGCTATATAGATATAAACATATATAATGTGTAGGAGAAACCGTAGGTAATGTGTTAGAAATCATAGAGAGTTATCAGGGCTGTCTGTCTCCCTCGTTTTTTCTCTATATAGACAAAAATAATTGTGTAAATAGTTGCCTCCCTGCCATATTTTTCGTATATTTAAGTATTAAAATAAAGGTTATGACATATCAGGACAAGGTAAAGGCTAGTAAGACCATACTAGATCTTATTAAACAATTAAAGAAAGACGAGTCAGTAGAGCTATCTTACGGTAAGGACCGCAATGGTAAGCCTAAGATATTCAAGATAAGAGCCTATAGTGACTATAAGGATGAGATGTCCTATAGTATATGGAATAGCTTTAGTGGTATGAATATAGATAAGATAGGTAAGACTACCATGAGAGGATATACATATGATATGATGTCTCAGAAGACTACATATACCTTTAACCTATATCAATTTAATAAAGTAGACCAATATGAAGTTGTTTAAATCTATTATAAGGCCTATAAGGCGTAACTGGGAGCTTATTACATCATTCTTATTTATAGCTCTAGTGTTCTACCTTCTATACTTTTCTCTTTGGATATTTTGTCCTTGTGGCTAGACTTCCGGAATTCTGACCAAACCTAGACCGTACGGTGATATAACCTTGCCATAACACTGCCAGTAAAGTTCCCTTACGGGTTGGTTATATGCGTGAAAATTCCATACCTATCAGCATCGAGATGCTAGATCTCTAGATATAGTAATATATATTTATATATTAATAGTGTATGAACTTAGATTCTTTAGGACCTATATAGTTATTTAGCTTTTCTATAATCTTCTGTTTTATATTAACAGGCTTACCGTCTACTATAGTCCATTTAGGAAATGTTTGATCACTCTCTCTTCCGTACATATATGGGCAATCGTACTTATCTATATATTCATCTAATGTACTGTTAGCCCAGACATAAAATGCAAACTCTTCTATAAGTGTACTGAAGTTATATTTGTTATGTATATCAATTAATTCTTTACCTAAGTTAAAATCTCTGAAGTATATAAGACAGGCATTTGGTAAAACATCTGTATCTCTTAGGTTCCAGCTATATTTCACAATATCTTCTTTTACTTTCTCTTCCATTCCAGGAAAAGTATAGTTTTTAGGGTATGAATATAGGGGCATACACGGGTTAGGAAATTTTAATTGTAAAATCTCATCTAACAAAAGGGGGGTTTTTATATCCCAATCCAAAAATAAAATTTCGCCAAATTCTCTATGAGCTAAATCTAAAGCTTGTAGTTTATAGACAAAGGTTTGTTCGAGACTATCATTTTGGTACCTACAATTATAACCTAATTTAGTTAAATATTCATAATTTACCCGTCCCCATACGTAAACAACTTCATCAAACATGGGTTTTGAGGGTATTTCTTTACTATAATGGAATTCTAAACGTCTTCCCCAAAGTGCTCTTACAATTTTCATAGAGAATTATACCATTTTTCAAATGTACCACTTAAATATTCGTTACAAAGCCTCAAATGTGCTTCAGAATCATAGTGTCCATCACCGGGAACGGGTGAAATGTTGTTTTCTTCAAAAAATCCTCCTTCATTCATGCAATTTTGCTCTATATAGGTAACATCGTCAAGTATCCATCGGTATTGAGGTAGTAGATAACTGCTTTTCAACGGTTCATTCCATGAGAAAGCTAAAAGTTTCTTGTTGAACTTGTTGCAAATAGTGATAAAGTTCATAAGATTTTGGTTTGAATAGTTTTTCATCCAATTCGACAGAGCAATTTCCCTAAAAATAAACTTGTGTATGTTTTGAGTCGGGTAGTTTGGCTTAAAGTGGTCCATAAATGGGGTTCCGAACTTCTTATCGCTTTGAATATTATGCCAAGTATACATTCCTATGTGTTTGACCCTTGCTCCATTGTGTTCTTTATCCTCTTCCCACTGCCATTCCTTGTTATCCCAGTGTCTAAACCCAAGAGTTAACCTTGTCGCACCAGAAATTTGACATATTACACCGTCGATTTCGTGTTCTTCCAGGTCATATAGCAGTTTATCGATGTACATTCCTACATTTGCTCCGGGAGACGCTCGTTGTATTAGTTTGAAGTCGAATTTTTCCGCTAAATGTTTACACCAAGGCTTACCTTTAGTGTTTCCTACTGCTCCAAAATCATCAGATGAGTGGGAGCATCCATAAACCGCTATAGTTTTCATAATAATTGTGGGTTTTTAGGGACAGTCCACATGTTTAAAGAGAATCTCCTTCCTTTTGTAATGGTTTCTACACTATGATACACAGAGTTGCCGTTAAAAGTTAGTAGGTCTCCTTGATTTAGGGTAATTTTTTCCTTGCTAGTGCTCACAACAAACCTTCCTCCTTCGTAATTTTCGTTCAAACTAGCTACAAAAGTGAAAGAGCTATCAGTATCTATATGCTTAGGTAGTTTGCTCCCTTCTTCATATACGGTTATATTGATCCAAGTAATGGTGTGTTCATACCCAACTAGGGGGGAAAATTTTGCGGAAATTTCTTTATATAGGGGGGTTTCTGGTGGAAGTGTAAATACATTAGTTCCGTATCTGGACTGTCTTTGGTCTAATCTATTATTATTGGTAAAATGTTCTTTATAATTCTCAATAAGATCACTACACCAGTCATAATCTAAAAATTTTCTATGTACTTGTACCATTTATCTTTTCCTTAACTTTAGATAAAGCAAGATCATACGCCAGTTGTAACTCTATATTAGGTTTTTCTTCCCTAATTGCTGTAACGTGTTTGAAAAGCTCGGTCCTCACTCCAAGCTCGTGTGCTTCCCATACTATATCTTCAATAGCTGACATAAAAACTCCTTATATAAATAAATATAAGAAATAACAAGTTTAGAACCAACTACTATTTATCAAATATGAAGCAGATGGACCCACATACACTATTCTCCATCTTTGAGGCTGGGGATGAGGAGATCTACAAAGAAAATAACGTTGAAGAGTTATTAGAAAATCCGTATGTGCTAATGGGAATGGTTCTAAGAGGTGTAGAGAATTGGTATATAATGGATGGTATGTATATAAGAACATACCCAGAAGATTATAAACGTGTAAGAAAGCTAATAAAGTATAAATACTATAATAAGCTTTTTGGTTATTTAAATAGAATACCTAATGATAAGTTTGATACTATATACAAAATAGGTGAAGCTTTTGAATCTGTTAATATACAAAAAGGTTTAAGTGACTTATTATACTTCTATCAAGATTTAGAAGAGTATGAGAAGTGTTCTGTTATAAAGAATTATATAGATTTACTTTCACATGAGATAATAACTCAAGGCTTACTAAAAAGCACCGGTATAGAAATACCATAAAAAAGTTGTTAGTCTGCATTTTTTTTCGTATATTTAAGTATTAAATAAAGGTTATGATTATAGATAAATTAAAATCTAAAGTACTTACCTACCTGTTCAAGGATTGGGTTGCAAACGAATACGATTTAGAAACATTAGAACTTACTAAAGGAATGATCAATAATAGAGAGATTATGCTTAAAACTATTATAGATAAAGTTCAACATAAACCTGTACTAGGGTTTAGACAACATATTAAACCTAAGAGACGTGGGAGTAAAAAGAATTAGTATAAAAGAAGCTCAAGAGTTAATCAAAGTCTCTGATGATCAAACCGGCGCAGAGGCCGTATACTTTACGCTTACACCTTCTACTGATCCTCAGAAGTCAGCCGAAGGCTGGGAAGATGTGACTTATTACACTAATAGAAAGCGTAAGTTATCTATCCCGAAGGGTATGGCTGGAAGTCAATGGATATATGTATTAACTAATGAAACGATGCCAGGCTTGGTAAAGATAGGCTATACAAAGAATAAACCGTCTGAAAGAGTAAAACAAATTAATAGTGCTACTGGAGTAGCTCAAGACTTCGTAGTAGAATGGGCTTATCCTTGTTTTAATGCTCACGATTTAGAGAAAGAAATACACAATTACCTACAAATAGAAGGATTTAGAGTAAATAATAGAAAAGAGTTCTTTACCTTATCTGTAGAAGAAGCTAAGTCTGTTGTAGAAAGAATAGGCCAACCTTATAAAATGGAATCTGATGAAATCATTTAGTAGAGATACAAAAGCTAAACTATCTCATAACCCTACTGGAGAACTAATTAAGATATTAACTCCATGTATTAAGAAGAAAATCGCGGGAAAACTTGCGCGTTTGCGCGCGACGCTCGCCTTTGTCCTTATACTCACCTCATGCTCCATCGACCCCCTCGATCAACCCCCTTGCGAAACAGGAGATTGTGATGCAGTTGTTTTAGCTCCTTTTCAAAAAGATGAAAATGGTTATTATCATGCAACTTTAGATTGGACAAGAGAGTATTATCCTTATTTTAATATGGATATTGAAGCTACACGTACTTCAAGACAGTATTGGTATAACGATGAACCAGTAGTACAGGCGGAGTTCGACACAGATACGTATTTCGTATTAAGTGACTCTGTTGCTTTTACTATCCCTCTCTATAGACCCTACTTAGGTTTATGGACTTATGACGGTACTCCTATACCTTATGAAAATACAACAATATATTTAAGTCAGTTTGAAGGCACTATTGTACCCGTTGTACAGAATGATACTAGAATTTACTTTAGTGATGATGAAGTTGGAAGGTTTACTACTCGAAGAGTTGTTGGGCCTTTTCCTCCTACAGTGATTGGAGATACCATTACTATATTCATGAAGGTAAAATGGGATTTAGGAAGTGAAATTTTAAGTAGAGAGAACTTTGTTGAAAAATTTATTATAAAATAGTTGCCTTTCTGCAAAATTTTATATATCTTCAATATATAGATTATATAAAGATATATTATTTATAAGATATTAAAATATATAGATATATAAATATATAAAAATATATAAGATATATGTATATTAAAAAAGGCGTATCATATTAAACACCTAGCTAAATGTTACAAGCAGAACAAATACAAAAAAATTACGATAAACACTTAAAAATAGTCGAACACTATATCACCGAACGAAAACAAGCAGTTCTTGATATGATATCTCACATAGGAGACGAATATGTTATAGCACCCGCCAGTTCTAAAAGTTGGTTTCATAGTGCATACGCAGGTGGGTATGTGGATCATGTCAATAGAGTAGTGGAATATGCAGTGAAGCAAATGAAGTTGTACGCCGAAATGGGAGGAGAAGTAGATTTTACCGAAGAGGAGTTAGTCTTTGCTGCATTATTCCATGATCTAGGTAAACTAGGTAATGGAGACATACCTAACTATATACCTCAGACGGATAAATGGAGACAAGATAAGCTTTCAGAGATGTATACCTACAATCCAGAATTAGACTTTATGCTTATCCCAGACAGATCTTTATTTATCTTACAGAAATTCGGTATAAAAGTTAATCAAAAAGAGTGGTTAGGTATTAGACTACATGATGGTGTGTTTGATAAAGCTAATGAAGCGTACTTTTTCAGTAACGTTGAAAGCTCTAGACAAAAAACATCAATAGTATCGGTTCTTCACTCCGCAGACTTTCTAGCTTCTAAGGTAGAGTATGATATGTGGAAGAGAGCAGGCGGTACTACTATACCTAAAGCTAAAAAATCGCAATCCTCTACGGGTAAGAGAGTAAATTCTTCTCCAGGATTAGCTAATATGTTAAAAAATATTTAAAAAATGTTGGTAACAGAAATTATAATTACTATATTATCTATTGTATTATTAATTTTAATATACATAATTCGCAATCTCATGATTAAAGTAGAGAAATATGAAGATGTAACAGTTGATCAAACAACTTACCTTCAGAATATCTCAGACATAATTGGGGATTCAAAAAAGCACCTTAAAAGTCTCGACGAGAGTGGGGTATTCCAGGCAGATGATGAGGTCGGTTATTTCTTTGAACAAATGAAACTAGTACAAGAAGAGCTAGACCGATACATGCTCCCGGAAAATTATGGCGAGAAAGAAAAGCAGCAATAACTACTTTACTAAAGAGACAGAAGACTACATTGTAAAATATAATAACTCAACCGATTCAGATTATCGAGCTAAAATATTTACAGAACACATTTACTTTCCTTTTTATAAGTTAGCAGAGAACATTATACACACCTTTAAGTTCTACTATACAGACGTAGAACAGATAGAAGACTTAAAGCATGAAGTTGTAACAGTCCTTTTAGAGGAGAAAATAGATAAATTCGATCCTACAAATGGTGCAAAAGCGTATTCTTATTTTGGCACTATAGTAAAGAGGTGGTTAATAAACTACAACAATAAGAATTATAAGAAGCTTAAACAGATAGGCTCCTTCGACGATATTCAAGAATCATATGATCCATCTGAAGAAAGAAAAGAAGGGTATGAGCAGGTACTAAGTAATTTTATAGACGAGTGGGTAGATGAGCAATACCTAGTTATAGATGAACATTTTACAAGACAGAACGAAAAAAAGATAGCAGACGCAGTTTTAACTATTTTTAAAACCCGACACGATTTAGAAATATTTAAGAAAAAAGCTCTTTATATCTATATAAGAGAAATGACAGACTGCGAAACCCCTCATCTTACTAGAGTTATATCCAAACTCAAACAAACGTTTTATACAAAATATCAAAAAGCCTACGATGAAGGTCATTTTGAAGAATATACTGCCAACTAAGATATTTATAAATAAAATATTATGGCACTAGATAAGACAATTTTTGGCGACAAGAAACTATCTGACCTTTTCCAAGAGATACACGACAACTCTACTAAAACAAGAACTCAGGTTTCTGCTTTAATATCTGAGCTAAAACCTCTTATAGAAAATATAGGAGACGCTACTCTCATAGTACCTATGATTAAAGAGTATATGGAAATAGGTGTAAAGAACGATGAACACCTAATTAAAATGGCTGCAATTATACAGAGAATAGAAGCTGTCCAAGCTAAAGGAGGAGACGGCGATATGTTCGATCCATCAGAATTAGCAGACCTTCTTGCAGATATGGAAGAAAATGAAGAGAGATTAGAAGAAGTTAAAGGAGAAGATACAGAAAGTGAAGATTAACAGCTTAGGACTTAGTAATATAGTAAAGGATAAATCAACCTCTACAGCTCAGGAACTTATACAGTTTCCTGCAAGAGTTGTTGATATAATACTTAACGACCAACACCCTGAAGTGTCTGATGGTTCATTAGAAGCATCTGAAGCTCTTGGAGCAATTAAATTTAGACCCTTACACCTAAAGGTAGATGAATCAGATCCTACTATATTAGAAGTTGCTTACCCTATTGATAGTAATTTTAAAAACTACCCACTGTTAAACGAAATAGTATTCGTAACGCCTGCTCCATCTTTAGATAGAGGAGAGGATGGACAAGTACGAAATACAAGGTACTATTACAAAACTGTAATAAACCTTTGGAACAACCCACATCATAACGCATGGCCAGATCAACTACAAAACCCAGGCGAACCTGATTTAGGGTATAACTTTGAAGATAAATCTAATGTAGCCCCACTATTGCCATCTCAAGGAGATGTTATTATAGAAGGTAGACAAGGACAAACTTTAAGATTTACTGGAACTGATTTTGAGAAAAAATTTGTAGAAGTAAATGATCAAAAACCAATTACCATAATCAGTAACGGAAAACCTGGAGGTGACCCAAGCACACCGGTGATTGAAAACATAGACGATGACCCGGCATCTATATACATGGTTGAAGATCATACAGTAAAGCTAACACAAGCTAATGAAAAAAGAGATGCATGGGATAGCGAACCAGATAAAGCAGACGCATATCAAGGTGCTCAAGTTCTTATTAACTCAGGGAGACTATTCTTTAACGCAAAAGAAGAAAGTATACTACTATCGGGAACTGAAGCGATTGGAGGAAACGCCAAGACAGTTTCTTGGGACGGTGAAGAGTATGTAGCTCTTGATGCTACTAAGGTTTATCTTGGAACAGAAGCATTTAATGAAAGAGAACCAGTACTACTTGGGGCAACAACTCAAGACTGGATGAAACAATTATTATCTGAATTAGAAAGGTTAGGTAAAGCATTAGCAGCAGTAGCACCGGCAGGATCCTCTGCAGCAGGATTAACACAAATCAAGACACATGGAGCTTCTATGGCTGCTCCACTAGCACAGATTAAAAAAGCTATAGACGACTTAGATTCATTAAAAGTATTTACAGAGTAGTATGCCGTTTGAAAAGTTTAAACCACCTAAATTACATGGAGCTATCGGTACTCAAATCGGTAAAGCTCAAGGTGTGATTATTGCTAAGGCTTACAAGACCGTAACTCAAGCTACTAACAAAATGAGAGCTAAAGGGTGTCCACCACCTGATGAGCTTAAAAAAGTAGAATCACAGCTTAAAGGATTAAGCTCACTATCCGGAACTTTAGTTAGTAATGTAGCAAAGTTTAAATCTATACCGCCTTCAATAAAAGCACCGGTATCTGGATTGAAAGCAGCTCTTAAAATTATACTTACACTACCTATACCACAAGCTATCGGTATTCCCCCAGGCCCTCCTGGTGGTTTAATATTTGCACAACCAGCTAAATTTACAACCAAGTTTGCCGATACTATGAACCTACTAAAAGAGTTTATTGCATCAGCAGAAATAACCGTTGATGCTATAGAACTATCCCTTAAACAAATTGACATAGCATCAGCTACAGTAGCTTCTAGAATTAAAGACTTAGAAACCCCAGTTAAAGCTTGTAAAATAAATCAAGTACTAGAAGAGAAGTTAACAAAAGAACAAGCCGGTAAACTAGGGCTTTTAGATAAAGACGGAAATTTAATTACCTCTACATTAGGCTCATTAACACTGGAAAAGGATAGTAGTAGGCCTGCATCAGAACAACTTAAACTAGACCTTAGTAATAAACTAGGGATCGATGTGAACCTTAAAGGGTCTATCAACATAGATGATATAAAAATAGAAGATTTAGACGAAGGTGATGCATTTAGGTTAACTCCTCCCGGTACCTATAAAACCGATTTAGGTGAAACAAAAGAAATTACAGGTAAAGAAATAGGAGTTTTTGATGGCAACAAGATAACTATTAATGAAAACGAATCACTTAAACCAGGAGGTTTAACTGGTAAAGCAGTAGCTTTAGCTCAGTTTGAAAACGCTCTTAATAACATTTCAGACAGACTTAACGCTATTTCTGACGGACTAGCTCAATCTACAGATTTATCTGTTGAGGAACTAGAAGACTTAAAGGAAGCACTATCAGACATTAACGAAGACTTAGTAACTACTGAATCTGAAGCAACATCTGTAGGCGACTTCACCTATAAGGGATACACGTTGAGAATCGTTAGAGATTCCAACTCACCTGCTTTAGCTCCTAAGCATTTTGCTATAGCAATTAAAGACGGTAAAACAAGATTAAAAGGACCTTCTTCTTTTAGTTCATCAAAAGATGTACTATTAGACGAAATAAAATTTAGAATAGACAATCAACTTTCTTAACTTAACTATTTATATATATGAAACTCGATCAATTACGTAAAATTATTAGAGAAGAAGTGCGTACTGCTGTTAAGGAGGAGTTACAAGACATGTTAAACGAAGCTGTCGAATACGCCTCTAAACCAGATAAGAACGTAAACCTATACAAAGCAGACAAGATAGGCGGGTATACTGCTGTTAAACAAAAAGATTTGAAAAGATCTTGGTCTGTAGGTAAAATGAACACTGGAACGGTTCCATTAGAAGAAATGCTAGCTGCTACTAAACAGAGTATGACCAGAGAAGATTACGGTAATGTTATGGGGACTCAACCACCGACTGCACCTAACTTTGCATCTCAAACAGCTACTAAAATGGGACTAACAGAAGCTCCATTACCAGGTATAGATATTACTAAGCTACCTTTCATGAATAAAGCTAAAGCAATATTAGACGCTGCAATGGAAAAAGATAAAACTAGAATTAAAGGATAATGGCATTTGAAGTTAAAAGAATAGACCCATTAGATTTACAGCCAAGAAAAGCTGTAGGTGTAGAGATACCTTTCTCTGCTAAAAACGTCTTTGCTTCTAACTATCAAACTAAAGATGCTATAAAAAATAATTTAATTAACTTTTTTTTAACTAATAGAGGCGAAAGATACCTTAATCCAACTTTCGGTAGCTCATTAAGAGAAAAGTTGTTTGAACAGATAAACAGTAATACTGAGTCTGATATTGAAGGAGTAGTAGATACTGCATTAGAAGTTTATTTCCCTAGAGTAGAAAAAATAGATATGCAAGTAAACTCAAATCCGGATAATAATTTAATTTCGTTTTATTTATCATATAGAATAAGCGATACAAATATAGAAGACGAACTTCTTATTAATATAGAAGCATAATGGCAGAAACTAGAGACATAAGATACATTAACAGAAACTTTGACGACTTTAAGTCACAGCTGATTGAGTATGCAAAAGCATACTTCCCTGATGCATATAACGACTTTGGCCCTTCGTCTCCTGGACTTATGTTTATAGAAATGGCCGCATATGTTGGGGATGTACTATCTTTTTATCAAGACAATCAGTTACAAGAAACATTCTTACAACATGCAAAAAATCCTGGCAACCTATATGCGTTAGCATATATGATGGGATATAGACCTAAAGTAACAACAGTAGCAAAAGCTAACTTAGAAATAACTCAAAAGGTAGACGCAGTAGGAACTGATAATAAACCTAACTTAGACCAAGCTCTTATAATTTCAGAAAACAGTACAATTAAATCTACGGCTAAAGGTCAGCAAGTGTTTGTATTAGATGATAAAGTAGACTTTACTTTTTCTAGTTCATATGACCCAACAGAGATAACAGTAGCTACATTAACTAATAATGAACCATCAGAGTTTCTTCTAAAAAAATATGCTACAGCAACCTCAGGTAAAATTAAGACCAAAAGTGTTTCTTACACAACATCACAAAAATTTGCAACAGTAGACATTTCTGATGACAATATAATAGGTATAGTTGATATTACAGACAGTGACGGTAACATTTGGTACGAAGTACCTTTCTTAGGACAGGATACGGTTTTTGTTAGTGAAACTAATACTGCATTAGATAAATCACAAGCACCTAATTTATTAAAACTTAAAAAAGTATCTAGAAGATTTGTAACTAGATTTACATCTCAAGGAGTACTACAAGTACAGTTTGGATCAGGTATAAGTACTGAAGATGATAATGAGTTCTTACCTAACCCTACAGCTATTGGATACGGTACTCAACAAGGAGTAAAAAGAATAGACTGGGCTTATGACCCATCGAACTTCTTATTTACTAAATCATACGGATTAGCTCCTAGTAATACAACACTAACTATAAGATACTTAACTGGAGGCGGTGTACAAGCTAACGCACCTGCCAACACGATAACAAGTATTGATGCAGTAACCACCTCTGGAGTAGATACATCTAAACTTTCATCTCTTGCATTTAATAATCCAAAACCTGCACAAGGTGGTAGAGATGGTGATACTGTACAAGAATTGAGAGAAAACTCTTTAAGATCTTTTGCAGAACAACAACGTACAGTTACTCTTCAGGATTATACAGTAAGAACACTAGCACTTCCTCCTAAATATGGAAGTATAGCAAAAGCATACGTAACTCAAGACTCGTCTACTAGAAGTACCGAAACAGTATTAAGTGATAACAGACTAGCTCTTTCTCTTTATGTCCTTGCATATAATAACTTAGGACATCTAGTACCAGCAACCAACTCACTTAAAACCAACCTAAAAACGTATCTATCCCAGTTTATGATTATGACTGATGCGGTTGATATAAAAGATGCGTTTATTGTTAATATAGGAGTTAAATTTGAAATAGTAACGCTTCCTAATTACCAATCAAGAGACGTGCTACTTGCATGTACAGAAAAAATGAAAAGTGAGTTTGATAGAGATAAACTGACAATTAATCAACCTATCAATATTTCAAACTTATATACTTTACTTGACAAAGTAAAAGGAGTACAGACAGTAAAATCTGTAATCATAACTAATAAAGCCGGAGGTAGGTATTCTGAATATGGATACGATATCAACGGAGCAACAAAAAATAACGTACTTTACCCTTCATTTGACCCTTGTTGTTTTGAAGTTAAGTACCCCAATCAAGATATAGAAGGAAGAGTAACAACTTTATAATATGGCAGTATATAGAATATATCCTGAAAAAGACACTACAATCTGGTCTAAACCTAACACAGCCGGGCAATACGGTAATGCTGGTTTAGATGAGATAATAGAGATTCGTTCATACCCTGATGACGATGGAATAGGACGCTCAAGCCGGATACTAACTAAATTCAAAGATCGAGACATAACTAGTGCTATCAACACTAAAGTATCCGGCCCCTATTCCGCTTCTTTACACTTTACTCTAGCTAACGTAAGTGAACTACCGACGGATTACCTACTACAATGTCACCCTATCTCATCCTCATGGGATAACGGTACAGGTAGAGTTGCGGATAATCCTATCAATACAACAGGTGCTACCTGGAAGCATAGACTAGCAGGAGCTACAGGTCAATGGACTTCTCTAGGAGGTGACTATATTTCTGGTTCATACTCTAGTGAGCAAAGACATTTGATGGACTCTGACCATGAACTGAACATAAACGTTACACCATTCATAGATGCAGTATACTCTGGATCTATTACTAATCATGGTCAATTAATAAAGTTACAAGACAGTCAAGAAAATGAAACTACATCGTCAATAAAACTACAATACTTCGGGGTTGATACAAATACAATTTTCCCACCGTACTTAGAATTTAAGTGGGATGACTCTTCTTATAGTAGTAGTCTAACTGAACTGAGCACAGATATAGCTACTATCTCAATTAAGAATCATAAGGGTAAATATGTAGATTCTGATAAAGTAAGATTTAGATTATCAGCAAGACCTAAATACCCTACAAGATCATTTACAACAGGTTCTATATACCTTACAGAGTATAAACTACCTCAAAATACGTATTGGGCTATTAAAGACGAATATAGTGAAGAAATGATAATCGATTTCGACACTTCTTATACTAAAGTTAGTGCTGATAATACTAGTAGCTATTTTGATGTCTATATGGATGTACTACAACCAGAAAGATATTATAGATTACTTTTAAAAACAACACTTGCAGATAGTAATGTCGTAATAGATAATAATAACGTATTTAAGGTGGTTAGAAATGGCTAAGGATATAAAAATTCAAAAAACCGTATATAAGAAAGACGCTTTCGGGAAAGTAGTAGACAGCTCGTTTAGTACATTTAAGCAACCTGAACCCGTCGCTATATCTAAAACTATAGATGAGTTTTTCAAAGACTATGAAGATCTATATTTAGAAATTGCTATAAACGGGGATGAAAAATCACACGAATACTTAGTTGAAAGAAGCAGTGAGCTATTAAACATTCAAGATGCTTTAGTAGACATACAACCACTATTAGATGAAATAGCTGATTTAAGACAACAGCTTTTAGAGGCTAATCAAGAAAATATAGATTTAACAATAGAAAACGCAACATTACAAGGCGGTGGTGGAGAATAGTAAATATATAGTAACCCAATTAAATATTGAGAATACATCTTTGGAAGAAAAAGATGAAATTCTTGTTGGGCCTTACTCTATATCAAATACTTTTGATTCATCCAAAGACTTTATAGACCTACATATCTATACAGTTGAAGAAGAACTATTAAAATCTCAGCTAAATTATAAAGGATCTGCTCAGTCATTATTAGCAGCAGGTGCAGGACAAGAAGGAGCATCTAATATACAGCTTTCACCAGAACTAGATGCTGTTCAGAACGGCTTCTCAAACGGTGATGTAATTTTAAAATATAACTTTTTTTCAGATCTATTAAATAAAAAAAATGTACCGACAAGGTATTTTATAGAAAATATATCTGCTGATAGAACAGAATTACAGCTTCTTACACTTGAAATACCTGACGTCAATATACCGAACCTTGTCAAGTCAGCTAAAAATAGATTACAAAACAATCCCTACTTTCAGGAGTTTAAACTTAATTTTGGTAATAATACTGTACTTACTGCATTAAATGTAGATTCATTAGAATATGAAGACGGACAATCTATTGTAGTAAAGCTTTATGAACCTCTACCACAAACATTAGGAGTAAAGGATATATGTACAGTTTTAGAAATAGTAGCTGATTCAGTACAGTTTCAAGTTGAACTAAAAGAAATAGTAGAAGAAATAAAAGTACCCTACCTTAAAGGTCCAAACTTTGATATAGAAGTACTTAAAGATGATGAAAACCCTACTGAGTTTTTTAACTATGATCAGCTTTTTAGCTACCCTGTCACCGGCTCTTACTATCAACTATATTCTCTATTTAATGAAAAAGGTGCTCAAATAAGTGTAGATCACTCTAACTACTCTGACTTTATACACTTTTCTAGTGCTGAGGAAAGATTACGTAACTTTAAATATAAATTAGACCTAATTCACAGTTACGAAGACAGTAAAGCATCTATTAAAAGCACAGGATACAATAAGCTAGGTATATCAGGTAGTACAGAATACTACGATGGGTTAGTAGAAGGCATAGTTAAAAACTTTGACCACTACGACAGATACCTTTACTACGAAAGCAGCTCTTACTCATGGCCTAAATCTAATAGTAAAGCACCGTATTATAATCAGAGAAGCAGTACTAACGAGTCAATTAGTTGGTTTAATAATCAGCTAACATCTGCATCTAATTTTGACGTTACTAACTACGATGTACTAACTAATGCAGTTCCTACTTACCTAAGAGAAGATTCTGCTAACGAACCTTTATTAATGTTTGTCCATATGCTAGGACAACATTTTGATAACTTATGGATATACTTTAAATCCGTTTCAAATAAATACGATGCTGATAACAGATTAAATTTTGGTATATCTAAAGACATAGTTAGAACAGCAGTAGAAAGCTTTGGTGTTAAGCTATACAATAGTAATAAGAACTTAGAAAACCTATTTTCAGCCTATACTGGACAGAACTACGACTCAGGAAGTATTAATGAAGTTATTTCTACATACCAACAGATTACCTCTGGTAGTGGTTTAGAACACTTACAACCAATGCCTCTTGATAATTACCAAAAAGAGGTATACAAAAGAATTTATCACAATATACCATTTATTACTAAAGGAAAAGGTACCCATAGAGGATTAAGAGCATTAATAAACTGTTTTGGTATACCTGATAATATTCTTACTATAAAGCAGTTTGGTGGAACAGCAATTGACAGTAATAGACATTTCTCTAGTCAACAAGCAGTAACAAGTTCTTTCGATAAAGTAAGACTTGATAATACAGGAAGTTTAGTTAGCGGAAGCACTCTGTCTCTCTACAGTTCTATTGTAGATAAGACATATGTTTATTCTGATGATGTTCATACAGTAGAGGTAGGATTTGATATATCAGATACTACAAACGATATAATTCAAACAAGACTTAGTGCGAGCTTTGATTACGATCAATATATTGGAGACCCTAGAGATAATTACGAAACAAAATACCTAACGCTCAATAGATTAGCACAAGCAGTAATACAAGGAGAAGAAGACGGAAGTGTCCTTAACTACTGGAACAACGTTACTCAAAACTGGGAAAATGCAAACTGGAATTGGAATGATGCTCCATTCACTGCATTTAGAACTGTAGCAGATTTTATTAGATTAGTTAAATTTTTTGATAATTCTATTTTTAGAACGATAAAAGAATTTATTCCTGCTAGATCTAATATTAACACAGGTGTTGTAGTAAAGTCTCACCTACTACATAGAAGTAAAATCAAACAAGTACAAGTTAGTTACGAAAACACCATATATACTGGTAGCTTAACTATCGACCCTATAACAGGATCTTCAGCAGGAGCATTTGATATGACTCCTAAAGTACCGTTTACAACTAACTACTCTGCTAGTTTCATGTCACCTATAGGATTAGTACCAAGAGATACTATAGACGAAAGCCCAAGGTATACCGGAGAGTTTAGCGGTTCTTTATTGGTTGCCTCTGACGGTGAGTTGAATAAAGCAAACAATTTTAAAAACCAAGCTCAACCTATCGCTCAGTTCTCTTTAAGAGCTTTTAACTTCTCACTACCTATACCACTTGCGTGTGATATCATATTAGAGGTAACTAAGGTTGGAGAGTTTTTCCAATTCTCTCCTGTTGGTCCTGGAACAGTATCTTCTACTTACCCAAGCACTATAGCAGCATCACAAAACACTATATCTGCATCAGTAGATTTCGATACATATCAATTTATAAACGCAGTTGGGGCTCCTACATACCCTTACTACTTTGAAGGATGGTACGACGGACCAAGCGATATAACAGACACACTTATACAAACTGGTAGTACGTTAACTATTTATAGTGATACGAACATAACTATTGATCACTACTATGCTCATTTTAGTACTGAACCAGCAAATAGAATAAACTATAGAATAGCTACATTGATAGATGGAGTTGACGGAGCAACTAACACAGGTACATACGGAACAGTTGATGCTGTGTCGATGGTATACCCAACTGTAGTAGCGGCAACAGGTAGCTTTGTACATAGTCAAAACTGGAATCAATACGGACAGTTTATTGTAGAGGCTATAGACGGATATCCTGATCATTTTGTCGGGTGGTATGATGCAAATGGAACCGAGTTACAACCAGCATCAGCCGGTAATACCCTATCAGTAACCTCAGGATCGTTTGCAGGAGTTACAACATTTTATGCAAAATTTGAAGCATGACAGAGTTAGAATTTAAAAATACAAACCCAGTCTCCTACGGAGAAGGAAATGTGAACTTACTCTACAGTAGTAGTATAAGTACAGGATCGTATGAGCTGCCTTCTAACAAGTATGGAGCTTCAGGTTCTTTTTCTTATGATAAAGAGCTAAGCGGAGTAGGTACAGGACCTAATTTTAAAGAATACTATTTAGCTGACGGTTTATTTCCGCCATACAGAATTTTAGGACTTACTATACCTTTCCAAAGTGCTAATGCAGTACAATTAGAACAAACACTTTCTGCTGTTACAAAAATAAGATTTGACTTTGGAGGTTCAGAAGCTGTATGTAATGTAGACCAGGTTACTAAAAGAGCAGGATATTATCATATTAGAGTATTCCCTGTAGACATACTTACGTTTTTAGAAGGAGTAGATAATTCAGGAACACCTTATATACAGACCGTAGAGTTTATTTTTGAACCATATCT